ATTTGTTGAAGTCGTCTTTCTTTTCTTCCCTCGATGTTTCTCGGGATGAAGACGTCTTCTTCATTGAGAACTTCTTTGATGAGTGTGATGAGTTCTGATTTTTTCATATTTAATTTTATAATTAGTACTGAAGTATAGCATAATTATAAACTAAAGTCACATTGATCTCTGTTGGGTCAGATTCACTTGAAAGATCTAATCCACCAAAATCGATTGCTGATGGCCATGCTGACTTATATGTCCATTCTTGAACTTTAGCTCCAACTCCATTTAATACATTCACTGTAATATCTCTTTGATACATTTCGGGTTCACCATCACGCCCAGTTACAGATTCATGTGTTAACCTATACCATTCCATAATCAATTGAGAAGCAGATGGAACAATTGGTTCCATAAGTGTTAAACTAGCAGTATCCCATTTTGATTTTCCTTTTACATAAAAATCTGTATTAATATGTGGAATTGTTACAACCGCAGATGATGGTTTGGGTCTGTTAACTGCTTTGATGATATATGTTGGTATTCCGTCGATTTGCATGATGAAACTATGTTTCATCATAGGACTAAATTTAGTGAACATAATCTCATCATTTGATATGAATTCAGGCATTTTATTCTCCTTTATTTTTATTTTTTAATGTTTGTATTAAAATAAACGTAATTACTGCAATTGATGCTCCAACCGAAATTAAAATTGCTATTAGATCTTCATAGTATATTGATACACCAATAAACAATCCTAAAATTAAAACGATAAAAGCAATAATAATATAATATTTTTTCATTTTGTTTTCTCCTCTTTTATATTATAAAATAAATATCATAATTTGAAAAAATTTTAAAAATTTAATTCATATTTTAAATTTCCACAATCCCAGATTCTATCAAAAGAATTTAATTACATGTTTTCCCATTCTGTTAAATTTTTATCAAAAAAATCGAGTTTTTCTTCTAAAATATTCTTTCTGAAATTAAATCTATGAATTCTTTGACCATTGTTTTTGTCTATATACCAATAACCATTAGATATCTTTTTAAATCCAAGTTTTTCATATAAGTTATCTTTTGAAAAAGTCCATCTTCTATCAGCAAAACTAATTATTTTATCTGGTTTATATATTTTAACAAAATATTTTAACATTTTAGATGCCAATCCGATTATTTGACATGATGTAGCAAATCGTATCAATTCAAATTCATTTTCATTTATAGATCCAAGTGCAATTCGTAAAGAACCAAAAGTCATTACACCAACTAACTGATCATTATAAAACGCTCCCAATTTAATTTTTGATTTATCTTCACCCTGAATGTGAAATTCATTCAAAAATTTATTTTTTTCTTTTGGTGAAATTTCTCGAATATCACATTTTCTGGCATAGATCTTATCACTTTCATTTATCAATAAATTCTTCAATTTACTTTTTACTATATCATTCTTAAAAATCCATTCGTCTTCAAAAATATGAATTAAATGAATTCCAAGTTCTTCACATTTTTTTGTTTTGTTTAAATGATATATTTGATCTTTATTGCCATTTATTTCTGAATGATGATATATTCCATTAAATTCGATTGCTATTTTCTTTGATGGAAAATAAATATCTAATTCTTTTGGTTTTATAATAGTTCTGTCGTTTTCAATAATTTCTACAGTTTTTGGATACTTTCTTTTTGTTCATTGGTGAGATTTATTTTATTCTTACTTATTTTACTTCTTATTTCATCCGATTGAGATGCAAATTCTTCTCCAAATTTTCTTTTATTTGTTTGTTTTCTCTTATTTAAAATTTCATTCTTATCATGATCTGATTTAGAATAATATTTTTCAGAAATATTTTGTGATCTTTGTTGTTTTCTTTCGATTGAAAGATTTAATATTGATTCTCTATTTCTTTTTGCTCCGAGTAAAGAACCACATTTCAAAGAACAGGCATCTCTATAACCAAATTCAATACTTATAAATTTTGTTTTATTTCCACAAATCTCACAAGATTTCTTTTTTCCTATGAACTGAAGATAATATTCTTCGGAAGAAATCTTGTGAGATTTATATATGTGAGATGTTAATCCCTTAAAATTTTTAACTTCTTTTTTACAAATCTCACATTTCATTCTACATTATTTATATTTCGAATGTTGCACCAGTTGGTAAAATATTAAAGTCTAATTGTATAAATTCTGCTGTTTTAGCTGGTTGAATGAAAATAGTTCCTTTTAAAATATTTCTATCAATAATATCCGGAGTATTATTTGTTTCATCCATAACAACTTTAAAAATATACAACCCTTGCTTCTGTCTCACATCTTCCATATATGGATTCACAATATTTAAGAATCTTGTTCTTGTTTTTGATGTGTTTTGTTCAAATATCAAATATCTTGAAGTTGATGCAAAGAATTTCTTCAATCTAATTAATAATCTTCTTACATTAATTCTATCTAATGCACTTGGTAATGCTTGTAATGTTTTTTGACCCCACACCACGAATCCTTCTGCTGGGAACCATGCGATTGGATTAACTCTACCATCATATAATGTATCTCTATCAGATTGTTTAAGAATATTATATACATCAACAACAGTTGCTAATCCACCTCTATTTAGACCTGCTGGAGCAAACCATTCATATCCAACTTTATCATTGAATGAAAATGCACTTGCAACCGAAACAGATGCAGGAACCCAAATGTATTTATTTAAATCCGAATCCAATATTTTTGTCCATGGATAATATGTGGCCGAATAGTTAGAATCGATTGTACTTACATCCTCAATAACGGTTGCTAAAGTAGTTGTAGTAAGTGGAGAACTATCAAATGGATAAAATACATCACCTCTTGTTTCAACCATATCAATTGCTCTTGTTACTAATGAAGAGTGTAATGATTTAATAACACCAGGAGTGAATAATAAATTAATATCATAAACATCTTGATTTTCCAATAATGTTAATGCTCTATTATATGCTCTATATCCTTCAGATGTGGCTGAACTCATATCAAATCCCATTGAATTGGCTGCAATAATATCAGAACCTAAATATTTTGGTTTTGCTGGATCCATGCCGCTAAATCCGCCTTGGAAAGGAATAATAAATTTTCTTGCTGTTAATGGAGTTGTATCTGTTGCAAATGAATTTCCACCGTAGCCAGATGCACTTACATGTACTGTTTCGTTATCTAAGTTAAAATCGGCATTCAATCCAGCAGCCGCAGTGCTTAAAAGAGGTTTTAAATATTCTTTATTATCAGTATTGATAAAGTCAAAATTAAATCCATAAAAAATCTTTTCATTGTATTCGCTATTATATTCTTGTGTTTTAACAAGAGAAGCAGTTGGAAAATAATATCCAGAAACAACTGCAGGCTCTTTTATTGCTCTAAATCCCCAAGGATTTAATGAAGCAGCAATTGATTTTGATTTAACATCTGCAGTTACTTCAACAATAATATAATTACTTTTATTTGAATAATCACCAGTATAAATTAGTTTTCCATTAGAATAAGTTGGGTATTTATCTCCAATAACTCTTTCAATATAATTTGGAGAATCAGGATCCAAATTTACATTGTTAAATTGTTCTAAAACTTTTAAGCTACGATCATTGTCAGAAATTTCTCTAACCATGATTGAAAATGTTCCATAATCAGTTCCTGCAATTTCTGATCCTTTTTTTACATTTAGAATAGAAACTTTAATGTTTTCATTAATATATTCACCATGTGAAATACTTCTAAATCTGAATAGGTTTGTTGCTAAACCACCAACTAATTGAGAAGTGATCCAAGGAGTGTATGCTGGTGCATATTCAGAACCAGAAAAATTCATATCACTTGTAACAACAAGTTTAATTGAACCAGAAAGATTAACCGATCCACTTGTTAATATCGATGAATTATAATTTGAAAATAATGAATATAGATATGCATGCTGACTTGATTTTGGTGATTTTCCAAAAATCTTTCCATAATAATTTGCATTTGAATAAAAAGGTGAAATCGTTGCACTTGATGATACCCCACCTGATCCAGAAAGAATCAAACTTCCTGTTAATGTCGTAAAATCAGCATAATCATTGCTTCCATCCAACGAACTTAATGTAAATGTTCCACCATCATATGTGGTAGTTGTATGATGAAGAATACCAACTACTCTTTCACCAACACTTGAACTTACAATAATCGCCCCAACATCTGTATGATTATATCCATCTAATCCCAATACTCTGGTTACTGTCATCGAAGAAGCATTCTTCAAATAATTTCTTACGGTGTATGGTACATATGAATTACCATCTGATGGTCCAAATTTTATGTTATAATCTTCGACCGATGTTATTGTTGTTGGGACAAATGCTTCACCTTTTGGTGTTGGACCAATAACTGCAGCTCCTATTTCATTAATACCACGTGGTAAATATGATTGGTCATTTTCGTTTGTAAAAACTGCAGGTGATACCATGCGTTCTGCCATTTTGTTCTCCTTATTTTAATTTTTTTATTAATTGATCTCACAGTTCTTCTTGAAATATATATCCTGAATTTTAACTTTTTTTAGATTTATTTCAACTATTTTTATTAAAAATTCCAGATTTAATATCGATTTCTCCATCACCATATTTCAAATTTAATTCATTAGCTAATTTTTCATTAGCTTGAAATAATATTTGCATTTCTTTTTCTAATTGTGATTCTCTTTCGTTTAATTCATCCCATTTTTTTTTAATCGGGATTTTCTCTAATTTTAACTGTCCAAATTCAATAATTTTATTATTGTATTCATCTTGTAGATTCTTAATTTTATCAATCTCATCTTGTGTTAACTTAATTTGTTCCATATGTTTTATTTGATTAGATTTTGAATTTTCCCACAACTTCGATTTCATCGGTGGCAGGATTTATAACATAATTAAATAAATCGGGATCAAACGTCATAATGATATCATCTCCCGATTCAGAAAAGTTTATTCCTTGAGGATCCATAAATTGACCATTTAAATAAAAATTAAAATCATTTTTGGTTGTCATTGGTAGAGGAAATGGTGCTCGTGCAAATGCCTGTCCTTGAAAAACAGCATTCGTACTAGAAATGACATCCGCTGTTCGAGTAATACTAAGTTTTAAATAATCTAAGATAGATGTACTATAATTATAGACATTACTCATTAACAGATCTGAATGTAAAATATCTTCTGTTGTTAATCCTCCTGCAGGTAAATTATATGCATTCTCATTAACATTGAATGTTAGTTCTACTTTATTTAATGAAAATGATTTTTGAGATTTTTCGGCAATTTCTTTTTGAAGAACATCTGATATTAAATAACCATGAAGAATCAAACGAAATGATGTCTTAACGGCTCTATCTTGTCCTTCTTGTATTTCAACCGTTTGATCAAATGATGGCGCGGATGCGTAAAACTTAAATCTTTCATCCCCCCAATACGAGCCTTCCGCATAAGTAAATGCTTCAGATAATTTATTCATTTGTGAGATATAATCTGTCCACATAACGAAATTATATGTAATAGTAATATAATCTGGTACTACAACATTTAAAAATTCCATCTGTGGTTTAGCGTTTGAAAGAACAGAGAAAAGATCATAATTATTTCTTTCAGTATATTTCGAAGAAAATGTTTTGAAAATCTGAGGATTCATTGGAACCAAGTTTCGTCCTAAATTCCTATTTTTTTCATGACCTGATCGATTATACATAATTAATGGAACCATCAATTTATTTTTCTGATCTCTGAAAAATCCATCTTTCTGTGTTGATTTCCATTTATCTGGAGAGCCAAAAATAACTGGTACATTAATCATTTTGCCATTTTCTTCAACTCTTGGTATAATTACATTATCTATGAAATATTTTATAATTTCATCG